GTGGGGTCAAGCTAAGGCCCCCCTTACCCCCCATGCGGGGGGTGCGGTGAGGCTTAGCGATGACCGTGCGCGGGGCTTGCCACCTGCCGCTCGGGGCTGACTGTCACGGTGTCTGCCTACCGGTCGCTTTAGGTCGCCTGCGAGCGAAGGCGGGTCTTCAGGGGTGGATTCCTGGCGTTGCCGTGCTGGTGCGCGTAGGCGAACAGGCTGCGGCTTCGGTGCCTCCCAGACCGGGGGCGGTGTTGCATGTCCCGGTGAGCGATCACCGGCGGTTTCGTTGACCAGTCCGTAGGGGCGCTGCCCCTACACCCCGGTCCAGTGATTCGATGCTCCCCTTACGCGTTGTTTGATCGAACTCGGCCTGCACTGGGCGGCGCGTGTAGTCGATCGGTGGTGGCGTCCAGGCGCCGAAGTTCTTCGACACGTCCACCACTCCCCCCTTCGTTACGTACTTCGACACGTAGCCGGTTATATCGAGCTGGCTGCGTGGTGCCTCTATGCGATTACGTCCGAATTCCTTGAACCAAAACTCATGCCACTCATAGCGGCTCATAAGCCGGTTTAAATCATCGGTAGGTGCAGCTGCGACGGCGTGGAAATGCAATCGACCGTCTTTGTGGAACTCTTGCCCCCGTGCCCACTGGATGCCGCCATGCGGACGCTTTGACCACTCACGGCCGTATATTTGCCGGTTGATACAGCTGGCGAAGAATCGGAACGCTTTATCAGCCTTTTCTGGGTGGACACCACCGGTTCGGCCGGCTTCTTCGATGCGAAATGTGAGTGTCCAGAACTGTTGCCACTGCATCCGCTGTAAGAACTCTGCATATCCCTGCGCTTCGAGATCAGCACGCCGCAATCGGTGCAGACCGTCAACTTCGCATCCCACGCGTTCAACGTCTGAAACTGCGCTCCCCCGCACTGATAGCAGGGGCTGTTCGGGTAATGGGCTAGCCTGGACGGCTGCGTCTTCATGGCTCATCGCCCTGCCCCGAGCCTACCCACCTGATGCGTTCCTCTATCAGTCGGTCTAGCTCGGCGCGTTCGTCGTCGGTTTCGGCTTTCTTTTTCAGCTCGATCAGCTGCCAGAATTTCAGGTCGCCCGTGTTCATGCGCGGGCCTCGCGGAGTGCCTTGCATTCGGCAAGGTGTTCCGTCGCAATCGCCTTTATTTCGCGCCAGAACTTTAAAGACGGCGCGCGGCGGGTTGGAAATAAATCGCGTTGAATAAGCTTTGATTCAACGTAGTCGAGCGCAATGCGTGCGCCGCGTTCGGTGTCGGTTGGGCGGCTCATCTGCGGAACTCCATAACGCGGCAGGCGCCTTCGTTACCGTCGATGCAAAGCTGCTGGAGCGCCTCATCGCGCTGAATCTGGTGTTCAACGCTACTTGCAGCGCCCTGACCAGCGATAAAGCCAACGAGTCCGCCAATGCCAAACCCGGTAGCGCATGCCATGCAGACAAGCAGGCCGAATTCACGGCAAAACTGGATAAGTGCTTTCAAGGTGTATCCCCTGCCCGGTGCCCGGTAGAACCCGCCCAACCGGCACCGGGCGGGGCCGGCGGGTGGGCAGTGGTAGCTTCTAGTAGGGACGTTACCAGCAGTTCAGATACGCTGTCAACCTCCCGTTCCACTGGAAATGACGATGGACGCAAAAGAGTTGGTTGAGCTGGCGATGAAAGAAACGAATGCAAAGAGCATTCGAGAGTTCGCCACCATAGCCAAGGTGTCGCACGTCGCGGTGATCAGGTGGTTAGACGGCACTTCTGTACCGAACTTCGAACAAGCAGCTGAAATTGCAGCGCTAGCGAAATTGCCAATCATCAAGACAGCATCGGAAGTGCGCATGCACTCACCGGAGAACATCAAACACAAAGGAATCCTTCAACGCATAGCTGCAAGCGCGCTGGGCGTCTTGCTGCTACTTGGCGTGTCCCTGCCGGGCCGGGCTGAGGCATCGAAAATCAGTGATCAAAGTCACTTTTCGACCGAACATAACGCTAACTCTCTATACATTATGCGAAATCGTGTGCGGCAGGCGCTGCAATCGCGGGCGCGCTGGCTATGGCTCTGGCTTACCTCGCTGCTACCGTCCCATGGTCCTTCTGATACGGAAATCGCAGCGTGATCGACACCTACGACCGCGTAGACCTTGCCGGCCCTTGGGCCGGTTTTGGTTTCCAGGGCCACCACTTCTTTACGCCTGAGGGCAAGACCATCGAGCCGTGCGACATGCGGTTCTGGTCGCTAACCTGCTGCATCGCTCGCGAGTGGTCATTGATGATGGCCACCGAGCGCAATGCTCGATCGGCAAATCCTGAAACGCCTACTGCCACAAGGGTTCCAGGGAGCCGAATTTCTGCAAGGAACAACGTCATCTACCTACGAGACGTGCTGCTGAAACGCCGGCAACGACGCGATGAGCACGAGCAGCCCGAGGTGGCCAACGTAATAGCCGTAGAACGCCCAGCGCAGGCGCGGCAGCGGCCACCAGACGTAGCCGAGGGCCAGCACCGGGAGCGATCCCAGCGCCCACAGATTGCCGTTGTACCAGCACAACGCAGCCATGGTGGCCAGGACGCCACCGAAGGCTTCCAACCGGCCCGTGCGGAACCAGCACCACGCCGCCAGAACGAGCCAGACGCCGGACCATTGGTAATCGACCACGAGCGGCAGGACGAGACAGCACACAGCAGCATAGAGCCAATGCCGGGCGTGGACCGTCCAGACGAGCAGCGCCGCCAACGCGAAAGTCAGCAGGACGTTGAGCGGCAGCCAGTACCCGAACGCCCAGGCGTGAAATGGCTGCGCCAGCAGCCCCCAGCCCGCAAGGCGCAGCACCGATTTCGCATAATCGGCCCGTGGCTGGGCAAGGTTGTACGCCATGACCAACGCGAACACCGGGAACGCGATCCGCCCCAATTCGGATAGCACCGGCACATAGCCGCCGAAAAACACCTTTACCACGTGATCGCCGGTCATCAACACCAGCGCAATCCACTTCAATGCCTCGCGGCCGCTGCTGGTCATGTCACATCTCCAGCGACGTTGATGGCGTGGTGGTCTTGGTGTTGTAGCCCTTCGATTCCGGGAAGGTGCCCTGTGTGCGCATGCCACGCTGCACGACCACGCCGGACAGACCAGGCGCAGCCGCCCCACCCTGCACCGCCTGTTGCTGCTGCGCGGGCTGCTGCTCGTTCTCACGCCGTTCGCGATACGGGTTGTACACCGGACCGCGCTTGGCAATGGTGCGGCACTGCGGCTGGTCGAGGTCGTACGCGGTGCCCTGCTCTGTCATGCACGTGCAAGACGCTTCCTTGTGCTTGCCCTGCGCGTCCGTGCCCGCGAGCGACGACATGCAGATCAGCATCGGATCGGCGGTGATGCTGCGGTCATCGAACACCGGTGCAGTCCACGGCATGGTGCCGAACCGGGGCAGGTGTTGCTTGGCATATTCGGTGGGAGATTCCCAACATCGAACACCGGTGCAGTCCACGGCATGGTGCCGAACCGGGGCAGGTGTTGCTTGGCATATTCGGTGGGAGATTCCCAACGCGGACCATCACGCCGTGCGGAGTTCGCCGACCCGCCAGGGGCCGCATCGGCTAACGCCGATTGCGTCCCCTTATCTCCGAGTTTTGCGGCCATCGCGCTAGGCTTGAGCATCGTGTAGGCGAGCCATCCAAGCGCGATGGCAAGGATGACCAATCCCGGCAACGCCAGCACTTTCCACGGAATACGCGGCTTGATCGTGTGGACCTCGGCCGACTTGTATGCGCCGAAGATCGAGGACGGCAGAAGGCGCGTGGTGCGCTGGGCAAGATCGCGCTTGGCTGACGACTTGATTTCTTCGTTCAACTCGCCCCAGCGGAACACATCGATCATCTTCGTGCTGAACCGACGCACCACATGCGTATGTGCACCGATCAATCCACGCACGAACGGATACAGCTGGTTCGGCTGCTGCGTGGTCCACACAAAATCCAGACCGCGATGCCGATGCTCAGCAAGATCGAGCACATGTTTCGGCGTCTGCTGGCGCGTAGCGTCGTGCAGGTGGCCATACCACTTCCACGCCTCGTCAACGAAGATCAACGAGCCATTGGGCACAACGTAGTTGCCGTCTGCATCCTTATCGTTCCACTTGCGCGGGTCATCGAGCACAGTCGCCAAGCCGTCCTGTAGGCCGTCGATACCCGCAGCGAAAATCGGTCGCTCGGCGCGCTTCGACTCTTCGACCAGGCGCTCCATCATGAGAGCGGTTTTACCGTTGCCGGGTTGCCCGGTGTATAGCTCGATTGGCATTACGGCTTCGCTCCGAATCCACGCTTAAACAGGAACAGGCGACCTTGCATGATGGCGTGCTTGGCAGCGATGGCAGAGATGACCATGGTCAACGCCTTATCGAACTGCAACACGCCGAACCACGCCATGGCGTCTGCGCCAAGCTGACCGTTGCCATTGCCCATGCCTTGGGCGTAATCCTTGAGCAGATCGATTGCCGGCTCGACCACCATCTTGATCGTGCCGAAATTGATACCGAGCCACACAAGCGCGGTCATGATCCATAAGCCGATACGCGACTTGAACAGCCATGCAAGCGCGGTGACGAGTTGTGCGATTAACCAGGGCATTACGCGCTACCTCCTTGACTCATCAAACGCAAGGACACCAAGGACGCCATGACCAAGACAATCTGCCCGCCCAGCACCATCCACTGACAGAACTTGGACGTGTCGAAATGCAGCGTCTGGCCGAACACGGCTACATCGGGAATCGTTGGGCACGTGCGGCTATAGCCGAAGCCCTGTGTATCGAGTTCGCCAGTGGGGTAGCCATCTTCGCCGTATCCGGATTCATCAGAGAACGCGTCAGCAGGCTTGCCATCGGCACCGATATCGGCAGAACCATTGCCGGTGATCGCATCGCGAATAGCCTTGACGTCTGCATTGTTTCCAGTACCGCCGCCACTGTTGTTCGCTGCCTTCTCCAAGGCACATGCAGCACGCCATTGCATCAACAGCTGGGAATACTCCAATGCCTTGCAGTTCTTGCCAACGCATACAGGCATGGCCGCGCACGAACCACCTGTGATGTTTACATCGCGGCGGGTGTTGCAATCAATGCGCCATTGAATGCGCGCCTGTCCGCACATAATTGCGTCACCGCTGCAACTAGGCGGAGAGTCACAGCTGTCGCCGCCAGAAAATTCGCTCTTGCTATCGCCCTCGCCCTCGCCGCCCTCGCCGTCCCCGTCAGGTTCACCATCACCATCTGCATCTTTCTTGCACGTTCCATCAGGACCACGCACTTCACCAGCGGCGCACTGGCCGTCGCCTGGAAGGCATGAACCAGTTGGCGACTTGATCATCCCAGCAGGGCAATCGTTCTTCTTCGGTGTGCAGGTGCCGTCAGCCTGCAATAGCATGCCTTCGGGGCATTTGTTGGTTGAACAGCCACCCTTCCCGTCCGGCACCTGACCCTCTGGGCACTCTTCAGTCGGCGGCGGCTCACACACGCCAAGGTAGCCGTTCCATCCGTACCCCTTGCCCATGGCATCGCACGTCTTCTCCGGATCAGTCGGACACACGGCGCCCGTACTGCCCCATGTCATCGAGCCATCGCCATTGCCAAACCACACACCGTCGCAGCCATTGCGACAACCGATACTGCCGTTGCGCGCGGTGCCAACATATGTCCCCCACGGACCGCCGCCGGTGTAGCCAGGCTCTTGTTCGCACGATTTTGCGGTCACGTAGTACTTGGTGCCTAAGAACGGCAGCGACCCATTCGAACAGGAAACTCGCACAGCGAGCGCACCCACGTCCTTCGAAGAATTGCCCGGGTCTTTCTCAATATTTGGGCCTGTGTAGGAGGCGTTGTTGCCGCCAACCAGTTTGCAGGTGTCAGGACCACGGGAATCTGCAAGCTGACGTGCCGCATTCCAGGCATCGCCCTCGCTGCACATGTCAGAGGTTGCATCACAATTCGCTGCGTGCGCCTTGCCCATGCCACACCATGCGAGCGTTGCCGCTACAAGCACGTATGCGAGGCGACGCGCAATCGCGGATGCAAACACGCGTGCGAGCCAGCCCATTATTCGAAATCCACGAAGACAATCGCGCAGGCCACCAGCCATGCGACTAACCAAATCCACCCTTCCATCGCCCGTTCCCCTGCCCTATCCCCATAAAAGACCGGCGGGAGGGAGTTGGCCCTGTCCGCCGGTGGTCGTTACATGGCGCGGCGCACCCACTTGTAGACCTTGATGCCCACCATGACAGTCAGCACTGCACCGCCGATGGCTGCAATCGGGCCTGCTGCGCCCTGGATGGCCGACACCACGTCACCCACATCCACACCACCACCGCCAGTGGCGAAGGCCGGAGCGGAGACGAGAGCGGCCGAACCAACTGCGGCCAGAGCAGCGGTCTTGTTCTTGAACAGGGTCTTGAGCTTGCGCATTGCATGTCCTCCTAGGACTGTTGAATTTTCTTGCGGATGAGCCGGAACACGTACGCCGTGGCCCACAGGAACGCGATAGCGCTGCCCATGGCCTGGGCATCCTTCACCGCCAGTTCCGGCAAGAGTGACGGTTGAGGAATCCAGATGACCGCCGTGCACGTCCCCGCTGCCGCGTCTAGATCGGCTTCCCGGCAGGCGGGGATGAGCACGGCCATCGATTACGCTGCCTGCCGCTGCTGCGGCTTGCCGCTCTGCGGATCGACCAGCGTCATGCGGCGCGCCAGTTCGACACCGAAACGGCCCGGCACCAGATCGGTGACCAAATCCCATTCCTTGACCGTGCCGACCGGATAGCCCTTGTCCGGGCCATCGCATTCGACTTCGATCTGGATACGCATCGCTTCGGTTTCGAGCGTGGCGCGCTGGCTGTAAATGGCCTTCGGCATGCCCTTCGAGGTGGTGACAGTGCGGGTTTCGACGGCGCTGTTGATGGTGATCTTCGGTGCGTTGCTCATGGTCTTCGTTCTCTCTGTTGGTTGGGCTTGCGTCGGTTGGGTTGCTGCGAAATTCGGGCGGTACT